AGGCTGGTTTAGGGCCACATCTTGTTTCGCATCGCCGCCCTTTTGTGAACCGCGAGCCAAGTTGCGTAACACTGGGACGTTCTCAAGGAAGTCAGCGGTCGTCAGGGCTTCTGCTAGAACGTCACCAGATGTCGCGCTGGAAGTCAGTGTGGATAGATTGAGTGCCATTGTTTAAAGAGAGTCTGAGTGATAAGGCCAGTAGATGAGACGCTTGATGTGGCCGTTGAGGGTGTAACCAGAAGCTTCAGTTTGACCGATAGTTAATCTGTTTAATCCAGACGGGAGTGTTACTGATGAATCTGGAGGAGAGGATGTTCCGTCCACAGAAGAAATCGCGTCATTAGTTTTAAAACTAAATGCGCTACGACTGATTTCACCTAGAGCAGAAGGAGAAGCAGTATACTCAAAAGAAGAAGTTCCACCTGCTCTTACATAATGGCGTGTTCTAACACTAGAGTCAAAAAAGCTATAAATTTTATTATTGGATGAACCATCGTTAATTGACCATAAATGACTTTCTGCAAAAGGTGTGGCTTCCACATAAACTGTCCCCTCGCTCTGGTTGTAGAAATCGAAGGCACTGCCGGAAATCACAAGGTCGTCAGCGGCTCGCGTTCTTGCTGCGGCGTCACCGCCTGATGTCGGTATGTAGCTTGTGCTTACGCTTCCGGTCTCTAGCTGTGCGCCCCAGATGTAAACATTATCCCCACCTGTTCCTGTGCTGATAAAATTTCCAGCAACTTCAAGTCTAATGTTATACAGATTTGTAGCGTCAAATGTATATTCTATTTTCCACCAATCATTACCAACCTCCGTTGTTTTCAAGGTTGCTGTTCCACTTCCGCTATGCGAACCATCATCCAAATTAATCCATCTAGTAATATTTCCTCCTGTTATCGCCATCCATATGTAAATATAATTATGACTTCCTTTTTTAGCGTAAACAGAAAAAGTGTGCGTCTGAGAAGCCGTAGATACAGGAAATGAAATTTTGCCATCTGTTCCACTACTAGAACCTGTTAATTCTAATTTAGTAGCGTTTTGAGTTCCGTCAGGACTCACAGTGAAATTAGTCGTTGTTTCTATCTCACCGGCTTCAACCCACTGACTAAAGTCCTCACTGTAAGTCAGCAAGTTCGTCGCACTCGGCTCCACCAGAATCATCGGCACTCGTGGGCCATACGTTGCGCTAGCGATAAACTTCGGGCTTCCCGTTGTGTTCGCCACGAAGGAACTCGCGGTTGTGCCTTCTTCAAGCTGTGGCCCCCAAAGATAAAAAGAACCGCCGTCTTGTTCTACAGTTGTGTTATCCGTAGAATGAGGATAGAAGTAAGCTCGGATAAAAGATGACGAAGAATTCACCGTGACACTAATCCTAAACCAACCATCACCAACATCTTTAATGGCAGCACTGTCGTGATTCTTAGTTGCGACACTAACAGTTGTTAAATCGAACCAAGTGCTTGTGCTACCATTCCTAAGTCTAATGAAGGGAGCGTTGATATACTTCACGAACAGACTGTAAGTGAACGGACCAGTAAAGGTATCATTGTAATATGAATCTTGAGCAGTCCCACTGCCGACATACTTAGCCGCTGTTTGTGTGCCGTCAGGTGCAGTCTCTTGGTTAAAAGTCAATGTAGAGCTATTTTTCACCCACAAAGAACTAGTAAAGTCCGTATAGCCAACCCGCTGATACTTCGTCGGAGTCAACTCGGCTCCCTGCGTGTAATCCACGCGCACCGTATCAGCACTGGCGGTCGCTATGTTACCGTTAACATCTGTGTAGGTTGCCACGCCTGATCTCGTAGCTGTGATAACATTAAGCGTATCAGGCTTAGAGGGATCGAGGTCAAGCGTTGGGTTCTCTAGGGTTCCAATCATGGAATCCCGAGCGTCAAAAAGAAGGAAGGGGTCCAGCTCGTTGGGGTGAAACTCATTCAAGTTACTTAGCCTTTGCGTAAGCGGCCTGGTTAACGGAAGCGTAACACTCCTGTTAATGGCAGGTCTACTTAGCCAAGGCTTCAAGCTGTCCTTCTTCGATGACATAGATTATAGATAGATTGGTTTGATAACAACCTTCACACTGAAGGAGCTACCGGCACCTGTAACATTTGCGCGGATGTCTGACAATGGAGTAGTGAACAATCCACCACCGTTACCAGTGAGAGTTGTGTCGTCACCCAGAGCTACCCAAGCGGTCCCGATCTTTTGCTCAAGGCTGACGGTGGCTCCGTCGAATGTCCCGGCTACAAAGAATCCACTAGGTGTCCCGGTCCCTGTGTTGACTGCGGGTGTGGTTGATGAATCAAAGGCACCAGCCCCGGCAGTTAGGTCGGAGTTGGCAAGTGTTATGTCTGTGCTAAAGTTTGGCATATCGTGTTGTTAGTAGTTAGAGGTGTTAACGCCAGTGCTAGTTCCTAAGCCACCCATGGTTGGTCTACGCAACACAAGGGATGCAGCACCACGTTTCTTCTTTTGACCAGCCCCAGATTGCTCTGGTTGTTTTACTGTTTCAGCTACGGCTGTTGGGGGTGGTGGAGATGCGGGAGGCTCCGGGGGCTTGGGGGTCTTAATAGACATACACATGGGTTATTCGGGGGTAAGGAATTCGTTATCTAACTGGTCTTCGTGAAGGGTCTTTAGAAAGTTAACAAGTTCTCGCTTCCCCATATAAAAATCAATCTCCCGAAGCGAATCGCTAGGGGAGAAATCTTTACTTGGCACACGTTCGTCCAAGAACTTTATTAGGTCGTTAGGTATAGCGGGAATGTAATCACTCATGTTAGACTTTCCTATTATGGTCCTTATTTGTAATACAACTTCGTTCAAGGTGAGCTAAAGCTCGCCAAGCAACAGCCGCCCACTCCCCCTCAAGCATGTGACGGAGCATGGCATCAAGCTCATCCTTGGACTTACTCATGTCCCACCATATCTCATCTTCGGGGTGGTGCTGGATGTTACCTTTGTAAGATTGTTTAGCTACTTCCACCAAGGCGTGAGGAAAATAACACATCAACCCACGATACAATGGGATCTGTTTACGCTCCTCGGCGGTCCCTTCGATTGTTATTGTGTTGGGGTCCATAGCGTTATTTCCTTTGTTTCGTTGTTGTAGTATCCATCCCTAAGGATGAAGGCCATCCGGGCATTGAGTAGGGCATCCTCCTCGGTCATCCCAGCTTTCTCGTAGGTGTTAACAACTGTCTGCCACTCCACTCCATCCTTGTTAAGGATCTTTTCGGCTGTCTTTAAACCCACCCGTGGGACACCAAAGTATCCATCGGTCGCGTCACCGGCAAGGGTCTGCACTAGGTGTTGGAAGTCGGCTTCCTCTTTTGTTATCTTTCGTAGGTCATCCTTAAGGAAGTTATACCAAGTGCAAGGCACCGTCGCGAAGTCCTTGTCACCACTAACAATAATCGAACCATCGGGGTCACGGCTACCAATGATACCTAGGACATCGTCGGCTTCCAAGCGATCCACCCGAAGGGAGCGCCACTCATCACAAGCCCACTCACGGAGGTCGTTGATGCCTAAGGGTGAGCGCTTGTCCCGGCGGTGGGCTTTATAAAGTAGGTTAAGCTCATGGCGAAACGTGTAGCGATCTGAGAACACCATCGTTATCTCATCACCATCGTCTTCGTATGCGTCAAGGATCTCACAGATACAATCAGTCACCATGATGTAGGAGTCCTTGAGATCACTGAAGTCAGAGTGGACTGTGAAGATGTCATCGTCCCATCGGATCTCCTTTTCGGCTGCGAAGGCAGCACGGTAAAGAAGCATGTCTCCGTCTATGTATATTTTCTTCATAAATCTTTAGTGTGTGTCTTTCCAGGTTTTACCAATGCTATACTCACCGTCGAGTGGGCATCGGAAACTTAACAACTTACCAGCCTTGGCTAGTGAGTCACAGAAGAGTTGACCGAGTTCCTCCGCGTGTTCCTCAAGGCAACTGAACTGGACCTCATCGTGGATGTTACCGTGGAGTTCGTAGGGGTGAGGTGCATTCTCGTTAAATACAATGAGTGCCTTCTTCATCAGAACAGCTCCACTAGATTGTAATAACAAATTAAGAGCAGAGTGTGCCGAGCGAACCGGGAGTCGTCTTCCGTCAATGCCACCTAGCCACTGCTTACCTTTGAGAGATTGCTCGATGTCTTTATGTAGACGTTTAATGGAAGGAGTCTTTCGCATGAACTCTTCCTTGATCCGCTTACCTTCTCGTCTTCCTCCTCCAACAATTTTACCTATGAGGTTGTCACCACCTCCGTAAAGAAAGGCGTAGATAAATCGTTTCGAACTCGATCTGTCAGGCAAACCAGCCGCCTGTTGATTAACTGTATGGATGTCCCCTTCAATAATTGTGTTTGCATACACACCCTTGTCGTAAGGATAGAGGTAGTGAGCAAGACACCTGAGTTCCAATCCACTGGCATCTGCACCTACTAACACTTTACCGTCCGGTGCTGTGAACAGATCGCGACACTGGGAACCATAGACTGCACGTGAAGCTGGGACTTGGGCTACGTTAGGCTTGCTGTGGGTGCATCGTCCGGTGACTGCGCCGTTTGTATTGACCTCACCGTGGATGCGTCCGTCCTTTACTAATGTTAACCAACCTTGGCGACCTTCGGCGACCTGTCCTAGGCGTTTGCTTATAAGGAGATACTCCAATAACAACTTAGCCTCTGGTTTATCGATCTCCTTTAGGACTGCCTCATCAATCTTAGGTCTCTTACCTTCGTAAGCCTCTGGCTCCCACCCCATCTTCATCAAGCGTTCTGCTATCTGGTCCCGGCTGTTAGGGTTGAATGGAATGGTCTTGGTTTTGTTACCAGTCTTGGCTGCCTTGTCTGCAAGAACTTGCTTCAACTTATTCTCCTTGAGGACAAGCTTAAGGCCACCCTTGGTTGCGGCCGTGTAAGTCTTACCATCCACCTCAACTGTCCACCCCTTAGGTGTCTTCATCTCCTCGGTGGTTGACGGGAACATGTCTTGTAGTTCGTCCCGGAGTTCAGCCCGTCGTGCCATAAGTTCTTCGGCAAGCTCGTTAGCTTTCTTGATGTCGAAGGGCCACCCGTTAATCTCCTGCTGTGTCATCAACTCCGCGAAGTCATGCTCAAGAAATAACATATCTGCTGATGGCTTCTGGGACATGAAGTGAAGGAACAGATCCACCACCACATTAACATCCTGCTCACAGTAGTCTTGCATCTCTTGGCTCCACTGGGTCCAGTCTTCGGTGGAACCGTGGTCGTCCTTTTCGTTACCCAAGCGGAGACCCCATGCCTTCAAGCTGTGCCGTCCACGTAGGTTCTTGGGAAACTCGTCGCCTCGTCTACAGTCCTCCGTAAAGAGATCGGGGTGCATGACTTGAGACATGACCTTGGTGTCAACGACCCGTGCTGTTATCTCATAGCCTAGCTTTCGGAGGGCCGGTGCATCAAAGTTAATCGCGTTGTGACCACAGATGTTATGGCTTGAGTTCAACATGGCCACACCTTCATCCAGGTTGTTAGCGTTGGAACTAAATGAGTGCATCTGGGATGCGTCCGGGTCGTAGATGGAGATACAGTGGAGATCTTTTAACCCAGCAAGGGTAGGCCAGAAGTCGATAGCGTTGGTCTCTATATCAAAGTAGAGCATCTTATGTTTTTTCATTCTTAGTTGTATAGTTAGTTGCCGGTCTGTTCCCGACTGTCATGGTTTGTTTTACTTCGTCCAAAGGAAGAGGGAGTAAGGATACCTAGCCATTAAACTCTTCAAAAGTATATTCACTCATTCGACCAGTGACAGTATTAAATGCAAGGTTAGTTGCGACTCCAGTGTCACCTGAGAATCTATTCTTTAACACACGAACCGTTGTAACATGCTTATGCTCAGGGTCTTGCTGGTTTCGCTCCAGTCCCACGACCATGTCCGATAGCTGACTGAGGGAGGCCGATCCCCTAAGATGCGCAAGAGATGTCTTACTTCCTTCTTCGTGACCCCGACCTTCCGACGGGCGCTTAAGGTGGGACACCAGGATTAACCCGATGTTACACTCCTCAACTAAAGCACGAAGCTTGGTCATAACATTATCAATCATCCGTCGTTCGTCTCCATCTTGCATACCGCTAACAACAATAGAGATGTGATCAAGAATAACATACTCGACATCCATCGCCTTAGCCATGTGCATGATGTGGGATAACAAACGAGCCGGGTCAAGGCTGCCCCAATGATCGTAAAGCCACATGCGACCCGACCCGACCGTGTTTACGTACGCTTCATCAAAGTTGGTTTCGGCGTAGTTCACTTCGGGATCAAGATGAAGAAGCTTACCCATCTCAAGACCGACGATTCCGAGTGCTGTGCGCTCAATGGATTCCTCCAATGCTATGTAACCTACGCTGTGGTCAGTAGTGGTAAGGATGTGATGAGCGATGATGCGACACACCTGTGACTTGCCGATCCCAGAACCGGCACAGAAGGTAACAATCTCTCCCTTACGAATACCACGTGTCATCTCATTCAAACCGTCGAACGGATAAGGAATGCTTTCAGTGTTCTTTGGATTTGTTAACCGTTCGTGGATGTCCTTTCCAGAGATGATAGCATCTGGTCTCCATGCGTTGGCTTGAAATATAGCGTGAATAACATCCCGGCTCCGCTTGTTGATAAGGCATTCGTTCGCATCCTTGAGTGGCAACCGGGCGACCTTAGCTTTACCGGATGGTAGTATACCGACTACGTCCTCTACTGCTTTCCTTCCCGGCTCATCTTCATCAAACATCAGGATCACCTCGTCAAACCTATCAAGCCACTTAAGGTTCTGTTTGAATACCTTGGCGGCGCTGGCTGCACCGGTAGGAAGAGACACACATGGATATTTGTTCTCTTGCATCTGACTCACGCTCAAGGCATCGACCTCCCCCTCGGTAACAACAAGCTTCATTCCCCCCATAGGGTGTAGGTGTTGACCATAGAAGCGATCCGAGATGTCACCAAGGATCATAAACTGTTTGCCTTCGAACCTTAGTTTCTGGCCTTGGAGCTTGCGGTCGTCGTCGTAGTAGTCAGCGATGTGGCAGGCACGTCCGTTGTAGTCTCCGATTCGATACCGCATGTGCTTACAGGTGTCGAGTGTTATGTGACGGGCTGGTATGTCACTGTATCTTCCGGTCAGGAACTTGTCCGAGTCGGAGTGTAAAGGTTTTGTTATTTTCATAGTGATGGGTGGAGGTGTTGGTGTGGCCTCGGCACGTGAATACTTATTGCACGAATGGCAAAAGGTAGAACCGTCTTCGTTAACACACAACGCATCCGATGCACCGCACTTATCGCACGGCTGGTGGGTTGCTATATACATCTTGTTTTTTGTTATTTTACATTAGTCGAACCACGACCGAGGTATGGACTTCTCGCACCAAAGAAACCCGTGCTTGTCACACCAGTCTCCATAGGTTGTCTTGCTCCTTTTGTTTAAGGTGTTACTTGCTCTCATAAAGACGAAGCGAATATCCAGAGGGTTATCTGCGTACTGCCTTTGAATTAACAAATGCTTTGCCCTGTCTGACGACATGAAGCGACCTTTAGCCTCAAGGATAACACCATTATCAAGAACGAAGTCCGGGGTGTAGTGGTGGTTCTTAACATACTTAATCCGCATGGACTCGTATGTAAACTTGACCCTTGCCTTTTTCATAGCAAGAGCCAAGCGTTGTTCGAATTTAGAACGGAATCGAGGCATCCTTACTGTCGTTTTCAAATGCGTCACCCAAGTCTTCCGACACGAAGCCGCCTTCTTGAGCGTCAAACGAGAAGCCACCGGAGCCACCTTCATACTCCTTAAGCTCGATCACTTGGACTGCCTTGAGACGAAGCGTGTATCCCACTCCCATCATAGGACTGAACCAGGCCGATGGCTCCACCCCAAGGCGCAGCTTAGAGCCGCTTCCGATGTTCGGTGGGTTGTTCAATTTTTTTCCAGCCGAATCAAAGAGAGCGACTTGGAAGTGAATGAGTCCCTTAGAGGTCTCACGCTGTGCTACTTGCTTTGCGAAGACTTCATACTCATCATCATCGTTCAGCTTTAACGGTAGCTTCTGGCTGCGATCCAGCTTCTTCTTTCCGCTCTCCTTTACCAATCGCTCGTATTCCTTTTCAAACCACGGGTTGATGGTGGCCTCAAGTGTTTCGAAGTCGTCCTTAGATAGGATCAGCTTACAAGAATACACTCCATCAGCATTGAACTTAGTGTCCGGTGTGATGAGCTTAGGATACATCGCGGTGCCTATAGGCGTTGTCAGTTGTTTCATTATTGTTTAGGTTTTTTGGTTTCTTTGTTTTTCTCAGTCTTCAACTGAAAAAGTATTTAGAGTCACGTAGTGTGTTAACATCAAACGTCCCGTAGTCAGGTAGGCTTGGTAGCTCCTCATATGATTCGTTTTGCCATGCTTCCGCTAACTCTGCAAGAATATCTTTTGTGAACATCTCGCTGAAGCTGTCGCGGAGTGATGACGCAAGTGTCTCGCAGTTGTTACTGTGGGTGGCGAAGCTGTCGTGGATCATGGCAAAGTCATAGACACCACGGCGGTGGGCTTCGTTAACAGTTAACACCAACCCAGCAGCATCAAGACTGTGGACCACGTTAGGTGCGACACCATTGCTTTGCTTTCGTGGGTCGAGGTCGTCCGTAGCATCCTTAAAGCGCACCGATGTTAACGAACCGTTCAACCACGTCTTGACCTTCTGGCTGACTTGTTTGCGGTAGTCTTGACTGACCCGGAATCCACTTGGTGTTGTCCACGTCAACGGTAGCTCCTGCCTTGTCATCAACCGGGAGACATCTTGGAACCAGTCCATGACTTGCTTCGGTTTGGTTAACAAAGTTTGGATGCTGTCCCACAGGGTGTCACCTAGATACTTGATGGCTGGATACATGTGACTCCGACCAAACACACAGTCAATCCCACGCTCTCTTCGGGTGGTGTCATACCAGTCAGCGACGTAATCCCTGTTGGAGTAAGGAGTTAAGCCGTAACTGTAACACATCACCGGTCTCTTCGCCATCTTGCGGTCGATCCCAAACTCAACCCAAAGCCGTGCGTAGTCGCGTCCATCCTTTGCATCTTGCTTTAACTTCCCCAACGTGTGGTCCGAGACCAACCTGTAGATGTCCTGAGGTGTTGCAGTGGGTGACACGTTGGTTGCAAAGCATCCCTCCTCGTCCCTACTTAACAATGACAGAAGCTGTAGGCCACTGTTGGTTGCGTCCATAGCACAAGGCAGGAACGTCCTAAAATTTTTCGACCGTTTCGTGTGATACTCAGCCCACTCAAAGCACCACGCCAACGCTTGCCAAGGCTCATTCGCAGCACACCATTCTCGGTTGGACTTCGGGTCGTTAGCAATCCGTATCGCATCTCGTGTGAAGCCATCGGCCCACTTTAGGCGTGTCTCAAAGTCACACTTGTCGTTACCAAAACAGTTAGCACCGTGGATGCCCAGCCATCTTAGGTCGTCGTCGGACTTTATGGGATTACCCCTGTGAAATTGTAACAATCCTCGACAGTGATCCGGTCCTTGGTAGTTAAGGTAGCTTGGAACCTGATAGACTCGACCCCGAAAGTCACACGATGACGGCATGAACATACGCTCGTTGCGAAACTTTCGTGATAACATCAAGATCTTGGAGATAAGGATGCGCTGTGAACCCAACGAGGTGTTATAGGCAGCCCGTTCCCGCTTGTCGTCACGCCAGTTCCTTGTCTCCTCGACCGACATGTGATCACCGGGCCACTCAGGTAGCTCTAGGTCGTTCCGTGGTGGTAACCCAATCTGTAAATCTTTATCCCACGCCCACTCAAGGACATCTAGGACTTTGTTGTTAATTGCATACGGTGTTTCCTGTATAAGGTTAACCGCGTTGTAAACCTGGGGCATCTCGGGTGCCATGCGTAACACATTCCTGTCAGAGCATCGGATGAACGGAAGCACAGGAAGCCCTTGATCCTTGTTGATACCGTAGCCACCACCAAACACCTTGTGCCACGGCTCCGGGCTTTCCACCATCGGTAACCAAAATGGTAACAATAACTCACGGTAGTTGTCGTAGTCGTTGATCCACTCTCTAGTGACATCAGAGATCTCCACCATCCGCATCGGCTTGAAGTGACGGCGTTGGCGTTGGGCCTTGTCAGTAAACTTAATAAGACCTGTCCGATCATGGACAATCTCAAGCAACATAGAGCCACACGAGATGCGATCCCGGCGGGTCCAATCGGTCCACTCCATGTCCTCACTCCGGGCGGTCTTGTGGAGATAGGCGCTTTGAGTTGCTGGTCCCCGGCTGGCTAAGTCTTGCATTCGCTTAACCAACCTCGACCCGAACTCGTGGTTACGTATGAAGTTGTCGGATAGCAGTTGGTCCTCGACGGCCCGACCTAGGCGAAAACACACACTAGCATAGGACCGAGGCTCGTCGAGGACATCTAAGGTAGCTTTAACAGCTATCAATGCTATGGGACGAAAGTCTTTAACATCCACTAAACAGCGTTGCCACTGTGACTTGTTCTTAATTTTATTTACTGTAGGAAGCAACTCAACTAGGCCCAACGATACCGGCTCCACGCCTTCACGCATAATGCGTCGTCCTGCGTTAGTAAGTGACCCTTTATTGGTGGCCCGGTTCTTTCGATACCTTTGGACCCCGAGATCTAACATCTCTTGGTTGAGGTTGTGCTGGTCCATTAAAAAGTGAAGTTGATAAGGTTGTTCAATGATGGAAAAACAAGTAAACCACGTGCGTAGCTCTCTTACGCCTCTAGTCCCTTATCAAGAATCTTGTCGCGTTTCCGCATCAAGCGATCTCGCTTCCTTACGATCCTAGCGATGCGACGCGATAACATCAAGCACTCATCTTCGATGATTTGCACTTTTATCTGCTCTTTGTGGCTTAGGTATTTTCTATCGATTTTCATATTCAAGCTTGATTGCTTTGGAAGTTCCTGCGAGGCCGAGGTAAACGTCATTACCTTTGACCAGAGCAGCCGTTGAGTAGCCTGTCCCGATGCTTAGTATACCGGACCCAGTTTTCACTGAAGGAAACCCATTCATAAACTCATATTCGTAATCTTTCCACTGCACCTCAAGGGTTCGTGGGTTGACTCTAAAACACTTAGTGTCAGCCCAGAACGCGCTGTAAAGCCACCCGTCTGGAGCAAGGAAGCCGTGAAAGTTTTTGTTCTTGTTTGCTACGGCGAGGTAGTCTTCGGGTAATTTGAACTCTTGGTACGAATCGTCTTCGCAGTTGATCACTAGGAGCATTTCCCCCTGACGCGGTAAGCAGAAGATTTTATTGACCTCTTCAACATAGGTGGCCCCAACATACTTCACCGAGAACCCAGACACACCTGAAGTAACAGGATGGCCGTCCAAGTATTTAAAGTGTCCGTTTTTATCTATTTTAGCGACGCTCGTTCCGAGTGCAGGAGGCATATAAATCTCCCCCTCCTTATCAGCGGCGGCGCCCCAGATATGATTACAGAACGTATAACGGTTTGGCTTCGGTGGTGTGAACGATGCTACGTCTTCGGTCTTAGTGTCATACGTAAATATTTTTAACGTCTTCGTGTATGACGGCATGTAAATAACACCCGCGTTGCCCTCCGCGCCACACCGGACTTGAGGACTCATAGTGAACTTCTTTTCTATGTTAAGAGACCCTGTCTTCCTGCCGAGTTTGCCGATTGAACTACCGTAAGCGGGAAGGAAATACGTGTATCCGTCTGAGGCCGCGACATTACCAATGAAGCCTCTGTGTCCCACACTCTGTTTCTCAATCCGGTCGGTGTCAGTATACGTTTTAATATACATGTCTGACTTGTAACCTAACGAATGAATCACCCCGTCGTCACTGAGCGCCATTGTTCTGGTCTTCGTTAGGTTTCCCCCAATCTCTCCATCTAGATATTTAAATCGTGGCCAAGGCGTGTTCGCGGCATCCAAAGCCTCCTGTAAGGTAACAATTACTTTCCTAAGCGTGTCGTATATCATTTTTTGGTTGGTTGAGTTCGTAGTCGATTCCGTTAATAACATCCTTGAGGTAAGGCGTAGGAAAAACTTTGGTCTCCTTGGAGCGCCCGTCCTTGTGAAACACTCGCGTGGAATAAGTCAGACCCAACCTAGCAAGGTAACTCAAAGACACCTGTATGGACTCACTGCTAGTCCGCATCAACTCCGCAAGGTTATTCTTGGTGATTCCAGGTTTAAGCACAACGGCAATGCAAAGGGAGGCCCGATACATGGTGGTGATGTTAGCCCGACGAAACAACTCGGTTGTCATTAGTAAACTTTTCATCGCCTGTATTGGTTACTAGGTAAGTTTTTGGTTCCCATTCCCAACGAGACAGCGGCAAGATCAATGGTTGAGTCGTCTTCGCAGTGGTGTCGTTTGTCCCGTCCGTAGTTCATTTCACGGTAGCGCCCGGTAATCTCGCACAAGGCATCCTTAATGCTTGCAACGGCTTCGGAGTAACCCGGAATCTTTTCGGAATACCGACGGACTTCATTACGCGCCTCCCATAACGTCCACTCGTCATCTCGGTGACACGCTGGTCTTGGGATCGGGCTTGTTGTTTTTCTTCTTCTTCTTCTTCTTTTTTTCATAAGTCTATGCTTCTAGGATGTCACGGGCTGCTGCAAGATCACTTGGCACTAGCTTGGCATACCGAAGGGTCATGTTGATGTCCTTGTGGCCCATCCAAGATTGCACAACCTTGATGTTAACACCCTTGGATAACAACCTAGTTGCACAGGTATGGCGGCACGTGTAGAAGACGTAGTCCTTCAATGCTTCCGGGTCTTTTCGGCGTAACCTTGCCCACTCTCTTGTGATTCTATAGGACGTGTATCGCTTCCACTCCCCAACGGTCTCAAGCGCCTCAAGGGCCTTGGTTGTCAACGGGATTGTCCTTGGCTCCCCGTTCTTTGTTTTGATTATGTCGATCACCGGCCCAACGACTGGGTCACGGCGTATCATGGATGACTTTAGGCCCAACGATTCACTTGGACGAAGACCAGTCGCAATAGACCAACGGAAGAACAACCGAAAGCCCTTGTCGTCAATGAGGGACTCGATAGCCTCTTGATCGGATTCACTAAAGAACGACATACGGGCGTCCGATGGTTGCTTTAGGCGTGGAACTTTGAACCCAACGTCATGCAGCCCTCGTTCCCTTGTGAAATCCAGGCAGGTTTTAAGTGTCTGGAGTTTGGAGTTGATGGTGCTGGGTTTGTTACCCTTCTTTACCTCGCTAAGGATCACCTTGTCGATTACGCCCAACGATAACCCCCTTGTGGTTTTGGGTAACATCTTAAGCCAGAATTTAATGTTCCGACTTTCTACCTCCATCCGGGCTTTACCGGCCCAACGGTGTGTGAAGGTGATTTCGAACAGCTCTTCTATTGTTTTTGTAGCCATGCCCAACGATTAGACGAAAACTTTGATCATGTAAAGATGTTTTTTCCAACGGTAACAAAAAAAGCAACCCAAGGTTTCCCCTAGGTTGCTTTGTGGTGGTGTTTTGTGTGGTGGTGCTAGTTACCTCCCCGGAATAACTCCCACGCTAGATAGGCGGAAAGGAGCGAGAAGAATAGCCATAGGATTTCCTCGAATTTGTTCATGGGTCAATTCTTTTCATGCTAAACTTGAAAGAGGAAACCCACACGTTCGGCATGGAATCCGCAAATTTTGCAAGCTCTTGCATCCATTGCGGTTTTTTACGCAAAGCTGAAACCGTCAGATCATAGTCTTTTAGGCGAAATGAACTTTCCCCGTCAGAAACTTTGTAAAAATGTGACTTCATTACGCTTCCACGACAAATCCGGTTTCGTCTTTCTTGGCAAGACCCTTCTCAACTAATCCAATAACCTTTCCCGTTCCATCTAAAAACCTTAGATCACTTTCGTCGCCATCAATAACAGCAAAACCGTTCCAAGTCTTTGGAAGGTTACCACGGAAAACAACCGCAACATTCCCCCCGGATTTTAGGAAAGCTTTCGAATGGATGTCATCGCCTTTCTTTTCGCTCCGGGAATAGGTCAGATGGTAGTTGGGAGGAAGGTTTCCCTCTAGATATTCAATCATGCGGTTTTTCCCCTTGGTGTAATCGTAAAATTGGACCTCCGGGAATTCCTCGAATATTCCAGTTTCCTCCCATTTAAAATCAGACGTGAGATTAAGACGGAAGCACGGAACGAGTCCTTTCTTTTCGCTTGATCTAATGGCGCTCTTGATTTCCGCGCGTAGTTGATCAAGAAAACCGTTTCGATCTTCGAAAAGAAACTTAGTCTTGTTAATCCGTGAACGTTGCACGTTTGACATAACACCCCTTCCCGCTGTATCAAGACAAGCTCTTGCACAACCTTTGCTTGCCCATTTACAGACTTGGAATCCTGATTTGTTAAAAGGCGAAAGGTGGACCCCGTAGGTTTTAAAGCCTAGCTTCTCCCCTTTGATCGTTTTTGCGTTTCCGCTGTTGAGGAGTTTCATTATTTGGAGCCCCCCTTTTTGGTTTGATAAAGAGCTTTGCGCTTCTCCCATGTTTCACGGGAACACACACGGAATGATTCCACCATTTTCAAGGTGACATTTAGGCGGCCTTCTTTCGTGAATGTGCTGGTGTCAATCCATTCGTGATAAAGCTCATGTTTCTCGATAAGGTCGAAAAGCTTGTCTTTGTAATCTTTTCTCGATTCCGCATAGAATTCAGAAAGCATGTCTTCCTCTCTGAATAGTTCAATGAAGGCGGGAAATACCTCTACTTGTTTGTTTTTCATCAGTTGTTTTTTCATAATATAAAACGGAGTTCATATAACTCCATAAAGCCCCCCGGACATCCGAGGAGCTCTAGGAATTAACGCGCGTTAAAGGCGGAAGTCTTCGCGGCTTCTTTTGCGTTCCGCCTGGTCCTTCATACGCTTGTAACGCTTGGCGCTCTTGGCGTAGTTAACAACTACACAGCAATATGCGAGGATAAGAAGAACGCAAAAGAGAAGGATAATAAAGAGCGGGCCTGTAATGTTTTCTAGGAAGGACATTGTCTTGTTTCTATATACGGTTTCTTTTAACGTGTGCTTCTAGCTCTTCTAGGGAACCAAAAAACCCGGTGATGCTAACGATGTCGTGATGATCGTGCTTGCCGTTGTTTTGAATGTTATTCAATTCCTTAAAAAGCTCCTTCCATTCCTTAGTCTCTCTTAAAGGCGAAAGCCGGTAAAACATTGTGTTAATCATCCATTCCACATCTTCCCATGGTAGGCATTCCGAAATGCTCTCATAATCAGGAAGCGAAAAGATGGTGTCTTTAAGCTGATCTAAGGTGATCGCCTTGTCGTGATCCATGATATACTGGATGACCTGACCGAATGCGATGATTTCTGTCTGGTGTGCTTGGTAGGTTGTTTTTGTCATACGCTGTCAATATACCTAGGTGATTATGAAAAACAATCAAAAACTTTAAGGTTTTTTAGAGGTGCTTACAGTTTCCCATAAAAGCGCAAGCACCTCGGTAGGCAATAGGTAGATCATAGGTAGGCAGTAGGTAGGCACTAGGTAGATAATAGGTAGGCACTAGGTTGCTTTAGGTTGTGTTTACATTGTGTATACAGCTAAAGTCAAAAGGGGTGACAACACAAAAACACGGACTAATGCAACTCACTTGCAATAACAATCAAGAGCCCCCCTGGTCGATATAACATCACCGAAGCAATGTAAAAGACATTCTAAGTGTTCTTAGTTACTGAACAACGATAGGAAGTTAGACACCCCCTTGCATCTTTTGTGCGTGATAGACGCTTATTGTGACGTTTCGAGGGGGTCTCGGGGGGATTTTCGCCGTCGCTGCGTTAACTATACCCCTTCACATTTTTATAACAAAAACCTACAGCCTATCATCCTCCTCGATCTCATAGGATTCCTCATGGATGATCTGTGTCATCTCGGCGTGTTCTATGGCACCCCGGAGCTTCTGTTGGATGGTCGGTAGCATCCCGAGGCCAGCATAGGGATTAGATGATGTTACCTTAATGTTCCTGGTGTCTTTGTGATAAACAGCAACAACAACATCATCGAAGTGTTCCCTTAAGCAAGCTAAGGCATGCTCTAGGTTGTCTAGGGAGACTTCAGGTATCTCTTGGTGATGTATGTTGGAGTTATGTTGCATTAAACACTGATAGGTTGGATAGTTATAGTTAATCATTAACAACTACTCTTAGAGCTATTCTAAGATCTCCTTAAGTCCTCCTTATTCTAAGATCCCTCATAAGATCCCCTTAGGTTGGATGTTATTAATAATCCTTAGATCACTCACCTTCGGGATAATCCTAAGATAGTGTTATTGATGATGTTATTAATAATCCTTAGATCATCCACCTTCGGGGTCTCCTAAGATAGACCTTCTTTTCCCCTTACCCTATTATGGGTCTCATTCCTAAGGGATTGTTATTCAATTACTTACCCCAATGTGAAAAACATTCGTTAACACCTGTGGCTATTGCTTTTCCTAGTTTTCTTTTACCGGTGGTATCTTGGAACATTTTCCATTCTTTTTGGTTACTTCCGAAGAATGGTTCAAGGATGACGCAAGGTGCTTTGAGGGTGCGGAGGAACCGTGCGCCCCGTGCGGAGTTACTGGAGATGCTTTTGGTTCCTCGGTTGATATTGTTGGGAAGGAAGTGTTTAAGGGTGTTGGTGAGGGAGGTGGCGGCTAGTTGTCCTTTAGTGGAGGAGTGCCAGTGGAGGGCTTCGAATCCGTTGGCTTCTTCGTGGTGGTAGGAGTTGAAGTGTAGTTCGATGACAAGGGTGGGGTTGATGGCGTCCACGCTTATCTTGAGATTATTGATGGCTTCGGTATAGGAGGCTCCTTTATATGTATCGATGATGGTGACATCAATGGAGTCCTCGAGGTAAAGATTGATGAAGTGGGCAAGGGTTCGGTTGTATGCCCATTCGGTGCAAGTCTTGTCCCAGCTCAAGGCTCCCTTGTCCCCGGCCCTAGAATGCCCCACACACAGCACAAGGCGTTGTTTCCTAGGCTCACCTACCGGCCCATCCAAAACCCTCTCAGAATCCATCCTAAGGCCACTATCGCGGTATTCCTCAAGAATCGTTATAATGTCGTTAACAGTCTTTATATCCATGATGTGGCGTTGTTGTTATTGTTGTGGGACTTGTAATAGGCGTCCTTGAAGTCTCTGAGTTGTTGGTATATGGCCTCTTCCTTTCTTTCGACTATCTTAGTGTCGGCATCTTGGGCCATCTGTTGTGTCCAGTAGGAGACTCCCATAGAAAGGGCATCAAGTCTATCATCATGTGTTAAGGCCCCCTTTTCTCGTGTAAGGCGAGATAGCTGGAACATTAGCTGGTATTTTAGCTGTGTCTCGATGGGATACTTTTGGGCGGAGTCGTAGTCGTTCTTGATGACCTTAGGGTCGATAACAAGGCGGTGTTGGTTAAGGACTGGTTCCAGGGTGTCTACGATTCGCCGTTCCTTTTGGACGTTATGTCTGATCTCCTCGATGGTGCAAGGGTAGATCTTGGTGAGATAGGGCTTAATGATCTCCACAAACATACCGTCACCGAAGTTACTTTCCACCACAATAACATTAACCTTATTCATCTTGGCCTTCATGGTAAGCACCTTGAGAACCTTTTCGTCGTATCCTCCTTGCATACCACCGGCATCGGTAACATACAGGTAACCGTTAAGCATCTTGACGACAGCCCAAGAGGTCTCGTCTTTACCACGGCCTGATGGGTCAACAGCAAGGACACTTCCGGTGTAAGGCACGTGGTCCCCCACAAGCTTCATAGGGCGAAAGAAACGATCACCTCGGAACCCTACGTTAGGCACAGTGCTGTCCCAAGCGTTCTCCGGGACTTGCGCCCACACAAGCTTTTCGGGTGCCGTCTCGTTATCAAGATCCATAACAATCAGGTCATTGATCTTTAATGGATAGCGGTCCAAGTCGGACAGCTTGGGGTCCAGCATGAACTGCATGGCGAACCCGGACTTACCATAGGATGCTTCACGTTCGGCTAGGTCGATGTCACCAAAGCGTGTGGGTTCGGTAGGGTCTCCTACGTTATCATCATCAATACAGGAGGCAGCTATGTTACCCTTGTAGACCTTGTCGGACTTATCGGCTGTTACCATCTTTGCTGGCCACACGCGCATCTCATAGTCACGCTCAAGCATCTTGTTATAGATACTGTCCTCACATTGAGGTGTCCCAAGGAAAAGGATGCGGCTGTTGTCCTCAGGCTTAAGGATGGCTTCGAACTCCTTGACTTGCTCTGAGAGCTTGTCGCGCATCGACTGGGTGGCTGAGTTGTTAGGGACTTCTACGTCATCAGCAACAATGATGTCAGCACGGGAGCCGGTAAGCTGGGATGTTATACCAAGGGACTTGACCGAGGGAGCGTGGGATGCTTGGGCTGGTCCGACATCAAAGGAGATCTTAGAGAAGCGTTGTTTGTCTCCGGGCATCAGGTGAGCCAAGACGGGCATCTCGTGGATCAACCTAAGGGTGAACGTGGAGAAGTCATCAGCGCGGTTCTTGGATGCCGAGACAACAAGGATGTTCTTTTGTGGATCTAGGAGGAGTTGGTGGACAACAAAGGCGGAACAGATCCATGACTTACCGACACCTCGGAACCCTTGGATAACACCTCGTCGTGGACCGTTTTGCATCCACTCGGCTATCTCGTATTGGATAGGGGTGGGTGCGGGTAGCGTAAGGTGGTTCCAT